TGTCGGCTTTGGCTGCGTGCTTGGCTTCCTCGGTCATTTTGCCGATACTTCCATAGCTGCCGCCTCCGGTGGATGCTCCACCGCTGCCGCTGTTCCTGGGTTTCGCTATCTGCTTAACTTCGATCATGTGCCAATCTCCTTTAATGTGAGGTCGGCACGTCCCTCAATAAGGTTTCTGCCGATGCCCTGCACGAAAAATTCTTTGTCTAAAGCCTCGTGGCGGTAATGATTAAACAGGCTAACAACATTATCAATGTCCCTTAGTTTCTGTTCCATTACGATACGTGGCTTATGGTATTCAGTATAATAACTATCCACGTAGATTTGTTCGGGCTTCGCCTTAACGTTGCCGTTTCGGTCGTACACCTCTAACACTCCGTCCCCGGTTGATATATTCAGCGGCGTGGATAACTTCACCGTATTGCTAACTCCCAACTGGGCGCACTCCGTGGCGGTCAATGCCGAATTTATCTTAAACTCCAAATCGTCCTTTTTGTTCACAAAGGTTTCTTTGGTGTCGCTCATATAGATAATATCGTTATCATCATTGCCATTGCTGATTAGTCCGTTATCGCTATATACTTTAACCTCAAACGACTTTATCAGGATGCTACTAACATGGGCTAAAAGCGGTACTGATGAGCTGCTCCACTTCGTGTGTCTGAAAAAGGTAGGGTGGCGGCGTGTGATAACGTCCCATGTAGCGTTTACAGGGCCTAATATCATAAACCTAACCTGCCCACTTATCTTGTCACCTTTGGTAATCGGTATTGCTATACCCTCCGCATCTATGCCCATTTTATAGTCGATGTTGTTTTGGATGCTGAACTCTGTGCCCACCAACTTATCACCCATCTTAGGGTCAAAGCCAATTGTAAAGCATTGCTGATAATATTCATCATCGCTTTGGCACTCGCTCCGCTCCTTGTATTTCTGCCAAACAAAATCGGTTGTCTGCCCCTCGGTTCCGGTCTCCACTACGCATTTGTCGCCGATAACCAACATACAGGCTAATACGGCTACCTTACTGATTGTGTCGGTACTGTCGCCTACTGCGCTGTACTTAAATTCGTATTCCTCTGGGCCTTCCCCGGTATATGGATAAAATCCGCTATCTGCGCCCTCATGCCATGATACTTCTTTGTCCGGGGTCTCGGCTTGCCAATACTGCCGGGTGTAATACCTGCCATCACCATTGTTACGGCTCGGTACGGTCTGATGCCATACGTAAATCTCGTTTTCCTTTAAACCCATAGGTAAACCGCCGTGCCACTCCTTGTTATGTAGGTTGGTGTACGTGTTGGTCTGCCTCATTATCGGGTTTAAGATAACCTTACCCGACAATACTATATAGTTGGTGGTTTTCTCGTCTGACGGCGAAAAAACGCCCCCTGCCTTGTTACCAGTATAGACGGCATACGGTATATTTTTCTGTATGTCTGCCACACTCGGGTAGGTCTTGTTTTCGTCATTATCCACGCCATTGCCATTAACCGACACTACCAAATAGTTAGTCATGTTCACCTTAGATGTCGGGCTATTATCATCGTTGGCCGTGTTCATCTTGACGCTGCCCAAAGCCATGATAGCCGCCCCCGGTGCTTGCCCTAACCAATCAGGCAAAGCGTGTTGTTTTGCGCCCTCGCTTCCGAAATAGTCCACGATGTCTATATCTGTGTTGCCTTTCATCGGGAACGTCCATTGTTTGTTACGCATCACCTGCACGTACCAATCAGTAATAGCACCTGCGCCATACGTTGTTTTTTGGTTGTGGGTCATAGCGTAAAAAGCATTGTAGGCGGTTTTTCCCTCCCCGTCGCTTGAATACTCGGTTAGGTACTTTTGCTTATTGATATAAGGGCTAACCAACAAATCATCGTCCAATGGGCTTTCTATCACGCTTTCGATGTCTTCCACCTTGGCGGTTAATAGAAGTTGGTTATATACGTCGTCTATGCTTATCGTGGTATCGCAATCGGCTACGTTAGCCAAAGCGATTGTTACGGCTTGCTGTGCCGTCGTCTTGGTGCTATTGGCTACGATGTCGTGCCAAATAATCTTATCGGGTGTCGCCTTGACGGATTCCCACGAAAAGATATAGAAGTTAAAGCCGTCCTGCACAATATGTAAGTTAAGGTACTTCAAAAGTTCCTCCAACACTTCGTCTTGCTGCCAAACGTCGCTCTCGTCATCACCCATAAACAACAAATCAGATATAGAAAGCTGCCTTAATACCTGATAGCGGTTTGCGGTCTGTGCATCAACTGCCTTGCTGCCATCATACCAGAATTTAATATTTTGGTTGCCCAATATATCCAGTCCCTCGGTAACACCTTGCAGTACCTCGGTAGCAATATCGTAAAAACTACGCTGTGCTGCCTCTGCCTTGACGAAAGCATAGATAACGCCCAATGCGCCCACATTCTTATACTTGCTATACTGCAAAGCACTAAGCGCATCAATGCAATTTAATTCCAGTTCGTCCCATCTGTCGTTATATGGCTGCGACAAAGTTTGTGGCTCGATAAACCCGGCAAAGATACACGTATCATTTTTATAGATGTTTACGACTGCATCACGGCATGAGGTACTAAAAAGGTTTGTAATCAGGTTTCCACAAAGCAATCTTATTTTAGCCGAATTTCTCAAAAGCACATCGAAAGTGTCGTTTACCTCGTTTTCGATTTCTGCCGGATCCTCGCTAAAATATACATCTGCCTTTTCTGTACCTATTTCAATGGTCTGCGTGCGATCGTTCCCGGTAACGATGTGTACCGTTATCGTATCGCCCTGCTGACTTAGAAAACTGCCGTGTATATACATATTAACTGAATTTTATTTGTTACACATTATAGTTCTTACCGCTCTTTTTCGCCACTCGCTTAACATCTGTAATCATGTCAAGTATCTTACGTGCGTTGGCATTCATATTGATGTTTACCTCCGTGGCTGTCGGTTCAATGTCATTTGTTATGTTCTGCATCGTTACCGGCTGTAACCTCCGCTCCGTAAAGGTAGGCGGCTGAAACTTGCCATCAATCATGCCAAACAATCGGGCTTGCTGAAACTTGTTTAGTATCATCTCGCCGCTGTTCACTCGGGCAAACTTCTTGTCACCCGATGTAGAAGTACCGCCGATAACACCACCAGTGGCAAATCCCGAAACTGCTGCGAGTGCTGCAATAACTGCCGCCACACCTGCCGCAATTGCTACCAGGTTCAAAGGGAACGGCATTTTTGCACCGCTCGCCGTGGCATTTGCTACCGCTTCGCCGCTCTTGGCTGCTGTATTGGCTGTTGCTGCTGCCGCTTCTCCTGCCGTTGCTGCTGCATCGGTAGTGGATGCCGCCGCGTGTGCTGAGGTCGCCGCTGTGAGCATACCGAACAACTCCACAATACCCTGTATGCCCTCTGCAATGGAAATGAAGCCGTTAATAAGTCCCGTCACCTGCTGCCAGGCATCGCCATTGCCCTCCAGTGCATCACTTATGCCCTGAATGCCGTTGCCTACGCCCTGGATGCTTCCCCAACCGCTTTTGATGTCGCCAAACACCTTGTCAAAACCCTTGCTGTCAAGTTCTATCTTTATAGGCTTCAATCCGATTTCTGCGAGTTGTCGGTTTATCTCCTCAATCTCTTTCAGTGCCTCGTCCTTGCCTATGATTCCTATCTCGTAGTCGGTTTGTATGCGGTTTGCCTTATTCTGGGCGTTGCTGTGGCTCTGTCTCTTGTCGGCGGCACTTCCCTGCACGATGTATGTTGGTTCCGTCTCTGCCTTGATAGATACCTTACCCTTTGTAGCTTCGTCTATCTGCCGTTGTATGTCGGCTATCTTGGCATCGGCTTTCACCCTTGCATCTATTGTGGTGGCTTCCTCAAACTCCTGCTGTGCGTCGTGCAACTGCTCTTGCAGTTCCTCGATGTAGGTTTTGAAATGTACCTCTATCGGCTTAACGCCCAACTTTTCAAGCTGCTTGTTAATGTCGGCTATCTGCCTTTCGGCATCTTCCTTGCCGATAAGTCCTATTTCAAAGTCCTGCCTTATTCGGTCAATGTTGTGTTGTGCATTGGTTCGGCTCTGTCGTTTGTCGGCATCGCTTCCCTGCACGATATATGTCGGTTCTGTCTCTGCCCCGATGGATACCTTACCCTTTGTAGCTTCGTCTATCTGCCGTTGTATGTCGGCTATCTTGGCATCGGCTTTCACCCTTGCATCTACGGTCATGGCGTTACCCATTTCCTTTTGTGCCGCCGCCAACTGCGCCTGTAGTTCCTCTACGTGGGTTTTCGGTTCATCTTTCTTGTCGTCCTTGATGGTCGTTTTCTTCGGGGTATCCTTGGTGTGTGGGGTAGTCGGCGTACCAGCCGTAATAAAACTACGTGCCGTGCTCAGCCGTGTGGTGAGCTGCTTTTGTGTGTCACCAATTTGTCGGTTTACGGATTCAATTTCTTTATCTACACTATTAATCTGTGTGTTTCCGGAAACATTCGTACCGTTGTACCTCTCCGCTCCAACCTTGGTAAATCTCCACTGCCCATCGCGGCCAACCTTGCCGTAACGATCGCTACGCCAACTTTCGGGTACGATGTCACCCTCTTTGGCGTGTCTGCCTCCCTGCTTGGCATCGTCGGCAATAGTCTTGGTGATCTTCTGCTTTTTATCAAGCAACTCAATTTGACGCTGATACAAAGCCGTGAGTTTTGCCGCATACGCTGCCGCCAATGCCCTTTGCTTGAATGCCTCCACTACTGCATCGGTCTTGCGGTTAAATATGTTCTCGGCTTCCGTCACATTACCGATTTTCAAGCGCAATTCATTGAAAGCACTTTGGTTATCCTTTATCCACGCCATTTTCTGCTGCTCTGTGGATAATGCGCGCCAACCTGCTTTCAATTTCTCATATTTCGCCATGAGGTCGGCGTATGTGTTCTTTAACGCACTGTCGTAGGCGGTTTTTATGTCGTCGGCTGCATCACCAAAGCCTTTCATGCTCTCGGCTGTGTCCTCTGCCTGGGTCTGCGCATCTGCCGACTTTGAGGTAAATGCCGCTATAACCTCAGTAAGCGCAACGATAGCCACGCCAACGCCTGTAGATATTAACAAACCCTGTATGGCAAGTTTCAGCGTTGTAGCACTCACCGCCGCACCGCGAAATGAAGCTGTCATTACTTGTACCAGGGCATTCATACGCACCGATGTAGCGTTCCATACAAGCGAAGCGGCATTCATTGCCATTGTGCGAACCTTGACAATAGCCTGTATCTTCGCAAGATTCTTCAAACCGCTAACCATTGCAGAAACGGCAATCACGGTATTGCCAATCTGTGCCGTAATGTTGAGTACCGGCATAATGCCACCCATCGTTGAGGCTATAGCGTCGCCCACTTCTGCAAACTTGTTTTTGAGTATCTGCAAACTTGCCGCTCCGCTGCTGCTCATAATGGAAAAAGCATCGTCTATAGTTCCGGCACTGCCTTTCATCGCTTCCACGTTTTCATTAAACTTGGCTGCGAGTTGTCCGGTGAGTGGTCCCAATGCTCTCAGGCTCTCGGCACTGCCGAATAACTTACCGTAGATTTCCTGCTCCAGCATACCGCTCTTGCTGGCGTATGCCTTAACGTTCTTATCTAAGTCGGTGAGGAAATTACGCATACCTCCTGCCGCCTTGATAGCTGCCGCATCAAACTCGATGCCCATTTGCTGTGCCATCTTGCTTGCCTCGCTTGACGGCTTAACCAAAGCGGTAAAGATTGCCGCCATCTGGGTTGCAACCTCGTTGGTATTACCGCTAACACCTGTAAGCGTTGCAAAGGTTGCCATAAGTTCGTCAATGCTTACACCCAAAGTGGCGGCATTGCCCGTAACTCTCGGTAGGGCTTGTGCAAGCTGCTCGAACGATGTTACACCATTCTTGGCCGTGAGCTGTATTTTATCCTGCACGTCGCCTGCCTTGTCCCACGACAAACCATAATTCTTGATAATGGTAGATGTAACCTTTACAGTCTCGCCCAGATCAGCGATACCGCCCACGGATGCCTTAGCCGATTTCTGCAAAAAGGCTATCCAGTTGTCTTCAGGCACGCCATTGCTGATAACCTGGTACAATCCGTTAGCGAGTTCGTCACGTACTACCGGAATGCTTTTTGATAACTCGGCTACCTGTCCTTTGAGTTTGGCAAAGTCCTCGCCGCTCTTTCCTGCCATCGTGTTAGCGGTGTTCATGGCTGCGCTGAAACTGCGGCTTTCCTCGGTAACGCCGTTGAGTGCTCCCGAAATCTGCGAAATGGCATTGGTAACGTTATTAGCCGCCATTACCGCCTGGTTGAAATTAACCAAAGCTGCGTTTAGTTTTTGGCTGCTCGTTTTGGCAGAATCAAGCACACGGCGCAACTCTTCCGCTGTAGAAGTAGCTGTAACCAACTGCTCTTTGCCGTCAACAACCAGTTTAACGTTAAATTTTATTTCTTTTGCCATATTTTCAGCGTATAAGTAACTAAGTAATCAATATTTTTTGTATCTTTGTGGCGAAGCATTCAAACTAAGCGTTATGGAAAAGGATTATAAGAACATCAACTGCATACCAGAAGCCACAACCAACGATGTAGCGAGTAAGCCCGAAAACGAAATCAGGGCAGAACTTGTTAGCGTCGAAGTCGTAGGCGAGGATACGCCGCACAAGCATTCAAACAAATATGAGGCTTGGGGCGTAATAGCCTTGTTGTCTCTTGTTGTCTGGGTTATCTGTCTGACGTATTTTGCTTTCAATAACCAATCGGTCAACGGCTTGTTAGCCCTTGGCGGCTCTACCGCATTGTTCTTCCTGTCTATTGGGCAAATGGTGCTTACAAGTTCCGAAGAACTGAATGGCGAAGCTATTTAGCCGTTTCCCACTTTTCCCAACACTTCCTCAAAACGCTTTAACGCATCTTCCTTAGATACTGCCGGGGCTGCTTTCGTATGCTCCGGCTTTTTCTTCTCCCATGGAAAGGGTAGAAGTCCGTGGGGCGTTAGCCCTTTCTTTGCATACGGCTGTATGGTTATTGCCGCAAGCATACGCATACGTTCCCAACTGTCTTGATACAGCGCCGTCCGCTCCTCGCTGTACGCCTTGTATATGTGGCTGAACTCCTCGGGCGTGAGGGTGCAAAAATCATTGTAGGGCAAACCGATGTTGCCAACGGCTATGCCCAGAATGTCGAAGATGCCTAACTTTTTTTTTCGCCCTCCGTGTCGGTGTCCTCGGATGCCTGGCCTGCCGTGGCGTTCACGGTGTCCGTCCACTTGTTGAGGTCTTCGGGCGTGAGGCTGTCGGCAAAGTCCATAAGCGACATATCGAACTTTACGCCATCGTGCTTACAGGCTGACGCCACGCAACAAAACAGATAGGCGCACATATCCGATAGGCTGTTGCCTAACTCCGTCACCTCTTTGCCGGTCTCTTTCTTAAAGCGAAGCATAGCCCCCATAGTCTGCCTACAGGGGTATGCCTTGCCGTTGATCATGATTTCAATCTTTGGCATAAATCAACAATTAACTAATAGTTCAACAAATCAAACATTTATCTTAAAAACAATATGGCCTTTGTTTCATGTGGGCGTTACTTGCTCACTGCCTTGCCGGTGTCTGTTGCCTGCGTCGCTGCCGCATCCTTGCCCGGGTAGGTCTCAGGCTCGCCGGCGTTCTCCAAAGACACGCTGTAAGTAGCATCGTCCTGCGCCGGGCTTGTCTCCTCCAATGAGGCGATAACAAAGTTACCCTTTACATAAGGTTTCGTGTCACCGCCTCGCTTGAATGCCTCAACCTCCACACTTGCGCCCTTGCCCCAAAGTGGTGCAATCTGCTCGTGTCCGTTCTCGGTCTCGCCATAGAAGCGCAAACCCTCGGCACTGATAGAGATAGACAAACCAGTCACTCCCTTGTCCTTCCAAAGTCCGCTGCTCTTGGCGGCACTCGCTACAGGCTTAACGGCACGGTCTTTTGTCTCGCTGTTGAAAGTGAGGGTGTGGCTTGTGCAATGTCCCACCGCCTTGCCTCCAACCTTAAGCAAAAGGTCACTACCATTGATATATCCAGTATCTTCCATAACTATAAAAACTAAATGGTTCTAAATTACTTAAATTCTGACTTGATAAACAAGCTGCTGCA